TGTGCGCCTGAGCCTGGAAGTCTTCGGGTTTTGGCACGTCTTGCATGGCGGCGTGGACAAAGGCCTCGCGGATGTATTTTGTGAGTCTCATTGGTGGGTTCTCCTTGGGGTTAAAAATTAGTTGGGTCTCCAGACAAACAGGTCCATCAGCAGTGTGCCGATGAGGAAGATGAGCAGCAGCAAGCGGGCGGCGCGCTCTGAGGTGGTGTGGTTCATGACAGGGTTCTTTCTCCGTGCAGGTCTAAGTAGTCGATGGCTTCGCGCAGGCTGCGCAAGTCGCCGAGAAGGCGGTACTGGGTGACCAAGGAGTCAAGGGCTTGGGCCTTAGGGTGCTTGCGGTTCTCGCTCAGCCACTGCAGAACGATCGTCTGGTTCAGCTCGTTGCGCATGCGCACCAAGTGTCCATGGGCTGCGCGGGCTGCGCTGAGTTGGTAGTCGGTGGTGGTCAACAACATGGCCAGCCTTCAGGTGCCGGACGTCGCCCAGGCTGGCATGGTGTTGAAGAAGCGGCGAGCGGTGCCGAGGCGGTCGATGGTGATGTGGCCATCGCGCAGGTCTTCCAGCTCGATGATCTCGTCGCGGTAGGCCTCGATCGTGCGCAGGTTGTGCTGGCGCTGATCCTCGCGGTTGAACATCCAGCTCTCGGGGATGGTGTGCAGGTTGGCGTTGGCCTGCTCGATGCTGTCGATCAAGCGCTTGAGGAAGCTGATCGAGGTTGTGCAGTTGTCGTGCAGTGCGTTCTTGACGTTCATGGTGGTCTCCTATGGCAATGTGATAGTCAGGCGGCTGTGTTGGCAATGGCCCACTCAAGGGCGGCGATGCGAGCCTTGGTGGCTTCGACTTGCTTATCCCAGTATTCGACGCAGCCGATGTTGGCCTGGCGGGCTTCTTCGGTCTTGGACATCTCGGCCATCAGAGTGAAGGCCACAGCGTTGCCACGGCAGCGGTTCAGTTCGTGGCCTTCCATCATGTGTTTGTTCTCAAGTTCAATGCGGGTCATCTCGATCTCCTGATGCGTCACCGGAATCTGCCGGGCCAGTGACTGCACTATAACCTTTGTGAAGTAGACAGTCAAAAAAAGGGTCTCAAAAGACCCTATGCTTTGATCAGGATTGTGA